GAATTTTGTACAGATCTCCGATCAGTTCCGGCAGGACAATCTGGCGGAAAAAGTAGACATCTCTACCGGGATCCAGTACGAAGACGCGGACAGCACACCGACACCGTTTGCGCTGATGGGAGAATTTAAGGGCGACGCGGAAGGTGTCCGCTGGATTTACTATAACTGCACAGCATCCAGGCCGAATGCAAACGGGGACAATAAGGACAACCAGAAGGAACCGGATACGGAATCTCTTAGTGTGACGGTATCGCCACTGCCGGTAACCATTGACGGGAAAGAAGTCAATATCGTCAAAGGTGGTATCACGAAGAGTGCGAATGCGGAAACATACAACAAATGGTTTACGAAGGTCACCGTTCCGGGGGTGGCGTAACCCATGGAAAAAATACTGGAAATTGAAGAGGGCAGGAGCTATAACTTTAAGGCTTCTGCCCTTTCGCCTATCCAATATAATCGTCTGTTCCGGGGACGGGATTTCATAAGGGATATCGAAACCATGGCGGAAAAGGGACAGGAAGCTGAGGAGAGTGAAACGGGAACTGCCAGTCTGAGTCTGGAAAACTATGAGCAGTTTGCCCGGCTGGCCTATCTCTTTGCCTGGCAGGGACTGGCTCCGACACCGGCAGAGACACAGGAGCAGAGGGACTTCCGGGAGAAGTATCCGGATCCGTGGGCGTGGATCGATTCGTTTGACACGTTCTCTTTTTATAAACTGCTCCCGGAAATTATCGATATCTGGTATGGAGGAGATATCCGCCTGGTAAAAGCAAAAAAAGCGGAGCCCACACCACCAGAGAAGTGAGCACAGCACTTTACCTGTTGCGCTGTAAGCAGCTCGGACTGACGATGGAAGAACTCGACAGCCTGGAAAACGGGATGGTGTGGGACATGATTACAGAACTGGATAACGATAATTATAAATATCCGATCAAGGCTGGCCAGAAAGAATTTCACGAATTTTTAGGAGGCTGATATGGCGTCAAGAGTAAAAGGAATCACGCTGGAGATCAGCGGCAACGTCACAGGTCTCGATAAAGCGTTAAGGGATATCAATTCCAGGATATCCGGCACGCAGAAAGAGCTGAAAGACGTAAACCGCCTGCTGAAGCTGGATCCGGGGAATACGGAACTCCTGACACAGAAACAGAAGCTGCTGCAGGATGCTGTCAATGAAACCAGAGAAAAACTGAATCAGCTGAAAGAAGCGGATCAACAGGCGAAAAAACAGCTGGAAGCGGGAGAACTGGGACAGGATAAATACAACGCTCTGCAGAGGGAAATCATCGAAACGGAACAGAAACTGGAATCCCTGGAAAAACAGGCGAAAGATTCCGGGGATGGACTCCAGAGAGCGATGCAGGATGTCAATTCCCGGATGAAAGACACCCAGGATAACCTGAAGGAAGTGGACCGCCTGCTGAAGCTGGATCCGGGCAATGCGGAGATGCTGGCGCAGAAACAGAACCTGCTGCGTGACGCGATCGGCCAGACGAAAGAAAAACTGGAACAACTGAAGGAAGCGGACCGGATTGCGAAGGAGCAGCTGGAATCCGGAGACCTCGGAAAAGAAGATTACGACGCGCTGCAGAGGGAGATTGTTGAGACGGAAGAACAGCTGAAGTCTTTGCAGCAGGAAGCGAAAAATTTCGGTTCAGTTCTGTCTCAGGAACTGCAGACAGCCGGGGATAAAATTTCCGGAGTCGGGGATAAAATCTCCGGTGCTGGTGAAAAAATGACGAAGTCGGTCACAGTACCGGTTGTCGGAGTCGGCACAGCAGTGACAAAAATTGCAATGGATTTCGAGGCGCAGATGAGCAAGGTGTCCGCGATTTCCGGGGCGACGGGAAAGGACTTTGACAAGCTGAAAGAAAAGGCTGAGGAGATGGGCGGAAAAACAAAATTTTCCGCGACGGAAGCTGCAGAGGCGTTTGAGTACATGGCGATGGCCGGATGGAAGACGGAGGATATGGTATCCGGCATCGACGGAATTCTGAATCTGGCTGCAGCTGCCGGTACGGATTTGGCCACGACATCGGATATTGTCACCGACGCCCTGACAGGATTCGGGTTAGCTGCAGAGGATGCTGGTCATTTCGCAGACATCATGGCAGCAGCGTCTTCCAACGCCAATACCAACGTTGAGATGATGGGGGAAACGTTCAAGTACGTGGCTCCTGTTGCCGGCGCATTGGGATACAGTGCGGAAGATGTGTCTGTTGCGGTCGGCCTTATGGCCAACTCCGGAATTAAGGCGTCTCAGGCAGGCACATCTTTAAGAACACTCCTGACCAATATGGCAAAACCGACCGATGAAATGGCAGCGGCGATGAATACGCTCGGAATTAGCCTGGATGATGGACAGGGAAACATGAAGTCTTTCCGGGAAATCATGGATGATCTGAGATCCGGATTCGGGGAGTTGAAAATACCTGCAGAGGACGCACAGGCTGCATTGGAGGAACTGGAACTACAGCTGGCGGATGGCACAATTACACAGGAAGATTACGATAAAGCCATAGCAGAATTAACAGAACGGTGCTATGGAGCGGAAGGAGCAATGAAAGCACAGGCGGCTGCATCTCTGGCTGGCAAGGAAGGGATGTCAGGTCTGCTGGCTATCGTCAATGCTTCTGAAGAAGATTACAACAAGTTGACGGAAGCGATCAATAATTGTGATGGCGTGTCGGGATCCATGGCGGAGACCATGCAGGATAATCTGCAGGGTCAGATTCAAGATTTGTCATCTAAGCTGGAGCAACTGGCACTGTCACTGGCGAAAACACTGCTGCCGAACATAAAAGACGGTGTTGGATGGATTCAGAAAGCCGTAGTCTGGTTTAATGATCTCAGTCCGGCGACACAGGATCTGATTGTGAAGATCGGGATGATTCTCGCGGTGGTAGGTCCTGCTTTATTGATTGCCGGAAAAGTGATCTCTGCCATCGGAGGAATTGTCGGTGGAATCGGCTCCCTGGTTGGCGCAATCGGCGGGATCTCCGGTGCGATCGCGGGAGCGGGCGGACTGCTGCCGTTGATCGGAGGTGTTGTGACTGCTGCAGCTCCGTTCCTGATTGGCGGAGCGATCATCGCGGGGGTTGTCGCTGGGGGTTACATGATTATAAAACACTGGGATGACATCAAGGCGGCAGCCGGGAAGGTTAAAGATGACGTGACGGAAAACTGGAGTTACATGAGAGACTCTATTTCTGGAAAATGGTCCGAAATCAAACAGAATACCTCAGAATCTCTGGAAAACATCAAAACGGACATGAGTACAAATTGGCAGTCCATGAAAGACTCTACCCGGGAATCCGCGTCAAACATCAAAGAGACTGTCTCCGGGAAATGGGACGAAACGAAACAGAAAACGTCCGAAGCCTGGGGAAACATTAAATCTGATGTGGCGGAGAGCTGGAATAACATGAAAGATTCGACGGCTGCCAAAGGCGGAGAAATCTTTTCCGCGGTGTCGGATAAGTTTGGCGCGATCCATGACAAAATCTCTGAAAAGATCGGTGGTGCGCGGGATTTTGTCCGGGATACCATTGAAAATATCAAAAGCTTCTTTGATTTTGACTGGAAACTGCCGGATCTGAAGTTGCCGCATATTCAAGTTGGAGAATATATCGATGTGCCGGTTCTGGGGACAATCCCAAACCCTGCCACATTACGTGTGGAGTGGTATAAAAAGGCGATGAACGATCCGCGGATTCTGAAAGGTGCATCCATTTTCGGATACAACAACGGAAAACTGCTGGCTGGAGGTGAAGCTGGGGAAGAAGTGGTCTCCGGGAAAGATACTCTCCTGAGCATGATCCGGGAAGCGGTGGCATCTGTCCAGAAAGTACAGCAGATCAATCTGGCTGGAGCGATGCGGGACGCGCTGCAGGCGGCAAATGTCCATGTCACGTATGGCGATGTCCATATGACCGTATACGGAGCAGAGGGGCAGGATGTAAACGAGCTTGCGGAGATTGTCAGCTACCGGCTGAAAGACAGTTATGAACGGGAAAAGGCGGTGTGGAAGTAGTGAATACATTTACCTATGCAGGCACCAGCAGCCGCGCGTATGGAATCCTGATCGACAGTCATACAGCCTATGGAGCGCCAGACAGAGATTATGAAACAGTTGAAGTGCCAGGCAGGAACGGAACGCTGACGGTTGATAACGGACGATATCAGAATGTGGATGTCACATATCACTGCGGGATTGGCGTGGGTTTCCATGAGAAATATAACCGGTTCAAAGCGTGGCTGATGTCGAAAACCGGATACCAGCGGCTGGAGGACACCTACCATCCGGAACACTACCGGATGGCACGGGTGAAATCCGCGCCATCTCCGGAATATTACCTGAAAGGGAAAAGTGGGACGTTTGACGTAGTGTTTGACTGTAAACCACAGAAGTTCCTGAAAAGCGGGGAAACGCAGCAGACGTTCTACAGCAGTGGGAGTATTACAAATCCAACTCAGTACACAGCGCTGCCGCTGGTCAGGGTATACGGCACAGGAACACTGACGATCGGCAGCAATACCATTGTGATCAATTCCGCCAGCTCTTACACAGACCTGGACTGTGACATCCAGGACGCTTTCCGGGGAGCAATCAACTGCAATGGAAACATCACACTCCGCAGCGGCAGCTTTTTTGAACTTTTGCCAGGAAGCAATACTGTTTCGATGGGCAGCGGGATCTCTCAAGTCAGAATAACACCGAGGTGGTGGATACTATGATACCGATTCTATTTCCGGCGGGAACCACAGAATTCACGACGAATGGACTGGGACGGCTGGCAGACGCGACAGACTGCATCGTTACGGAAGAACGGAACGGCGCGTACGAGCTGACGCTGACGTATCCGGTGACCGGCATCCATTTCGCCGACATCACGCACTCCCGGATTATTTACGCGCAGCCTGCAGACGGGAAAGCAAATCAGCCGTTCGAGATTTATTTCATCGGAAAGCCGTTAAACGGGATTACGGAAATCCGGGCGCAGCATATCAGTTACCGCCTGTCTTTTATTCCGGTCTCTCCTTTTTCTGCAACCGATGTCACGGGTGCGCTGGCCGGTCTGAAAAACTACGCGGCGGAAACCTGCCCGTTTTCCTTTAGTACGGATAAGAGCACACTGGCTAACTTCCGTGTTGACACGCCTTCTTCTATCCGTTCGTTACTGGGAGGCCAGCAGGGAAGTATTCTGGATGTATATGGCGGAGAATGGGAGTTTGATATGTACAGCGTCAAACTCCATGGAGACCGCGGGGAAGATCGGAAGATCACGCTGCGCTATGGAAAAAACATTACGGACATCCGCCAGGAAGAAAGCATCGCGAATACCTATACGGGTGTTATGCCGTACTGGAAAGGGATGCCGGCAGCGGAAGAAAGCGGCGAATCGACAGAGGAAAGCACAGCCAGCGAAACGATTGTGATGCTGACGGAAAAAGTACTGCATCATGAAAGCGCTGCGAATTATCCTTTCCAGCGGACAATCCCACTGGATCTGTCGAGTAAGTTTGAAAGCCAGCCGACGGAAGAGCAACTGCGCACCGCTGCGAGATCGTATATGAATTCCAACGGTATAGGAGTACCGTCAATATCCATCAATGTCAGTTTTGTACCGCTCTGGCAGACAGAAGAGTATAAGGATATCGCGAGCCTGGAGCGTGTGAATCTGTGTGATACGGTATCCGTTGAATTTATAAAACTGGGGATCTCCGCGAAAGCGAAAGTTGTAAAAACGGAATACGACGTACTGAAAGAACGATACAAGAGCATAGAGATCGGGGATACCAGAAGCAACTTTGTCCAAGCGGTCAATAATGATGTGCAGGAAAAAACGGAACAGCTGGCCATAGGATTTGAGTCGCTCATGAAGGCGGAGATTGACCGGGCAACGAAACTCCTGAAGAGCCCCGGAGAAAGTCACGTCATGTTCTACCGGTCGGATGCTGAAGAAGGTATGGTGCTGGGAAACGGCACGCTGAAGAATCCGGAAGGTATCCTGATCATGGATAAAACGGATCCGAAAAAGGCGAAGGATGTACTGATCATCAACAAATCCGGAATCGGATTCAGCCATAACGGCGTAAACGGAGACTATGAATATTCCTGGACTCTGGATGGCAGGTTTACGACGGAATTTATCTCCACCTGGGAACTGCTGGTGAACACGATCCGCATGTACGGCCTGATGGAAGTACATAAGTTCATGGATGCGGATGAAGAAGACGAAAAGGGCGTCAAGGATGCAGTCGGTGGTTATATCGGGTTTGGTGAGGGATACACAGGCACTACCAAAACCCATGGAATCATGTTGTCAAATACTGCTGATACGGATGGCATAAACCGTCGATATCTGATTGCAACAAATGAAGGCGTGAGAATCACTGCCGGGGACAATGCTTTTTATCTGCTTGACAATGCAGTGGAAGGACAGGCGACAACTCAGGGAGCGGTTCTGAAACTGCTGTATGATGTCGCCGTTGCGATTGGTGGTACGATCAAAGTCGGAAACAGCCTGACCGGGTTGCAAGATGGACAGACCGCCACATATACCATGGGCGGTGGCACAATCACGGCTTGCAAAGGCATTGTAGTCGGTGGCACGAACGGAATTACTCAGGCACAATGGGACGCGCTGAATACCCGTGTAAACAACATTGCAGCTGGAGGCGGCGGTGGAGGCTCTGGCGGCGGTGTTGCAATCGCTGTATTTGGATAAGGTGGCACGATGAGTACGGTAAGTAATTTTTATACGGAAGATATCTGTTCGTCGGCGTTTGAGTTTGGGGCGTCTTTTACTTATGACACACACGATAAACTTTTTTACTATCGTCTGAAAGCAGCCCGTGTCAATGTAAACGATGATCAGGATTATGAATTCGGGTATTCTGATGAACAAGCAGCTCCTGCAAATTCATCACCAAAACCGCTTAATTTTTCAATACAGTTCCCGTTTAAGAAAAGCGATACAAGTAAATTCATGAAGCCAAATACTCGATATAAGATTAACTGGTGGATTGAATACTGGAATAAGGGTGATTCCAGTCAAAAGGGATATTTGGAATCGCAAAAGTACGGAACTTATACCAAACCGAGCGCGAATCCAACTGCAGTGGCAAGTTTTACCGTTGATGAAGTTACGGATACTACAATTACAATTACTCCCACATTTCAGACAAGCTGTTCAAACGATGAAATATATTACGTCGCAAAGGTGTTTTATCGACCGCAAAGTTCGAGTACAGCTCAAATCAAATTGTCTAGCGCAAAAACAGTTTATCGTTCCGGATCATCTTATAAGGCGTATTTTGGCAGCATTACGCTGAGTACCAGCGCAAGCACACCATACGTCATATCGTTGGATATACTGTGGGGGTATTCAACGGTTGCAAGCAGTGATACATATCCGACAAACGCCACTCGCGTGACGGATTACGTACAGACGAGCGATCCACCTGCGGAGCAGGCGTGGGATTATCAGCTGAGTACGCTATACCGGGACAATTATGTCGTAACTGGAAGCTATATTGATCCGTCCGAAACTGGATACTACAAATCCGAGGTCACGTATCACTGCGAGCGAGGAGCTCTTCCGGTTTCGGCAGAAAAGAAGCTGACAGTTGGAACCGCTGAAACACTTCGGACACAGTTGATCTGGCAGTACAATGCCAGTCAGGTGAATTTCCGAAAAAATACCAAATACACTATTAGAGGACAGCTCTACTTCCGGGTGAATACATCCCTTGAGTGGACAAGGGGATCACGAACAGCTCAAATTTCCATGCTCACGTATCCGGAAGCACCGGGAGTGTCTGTAACAGCAACACCAAATGGGGATGAGGTAACGCTGACAGTTTCAATCACTCAGGATATGGGTGGGAATGCGGACAATATCTGGCACAATCTTATATGTCGCCAGAATTCGTCAGGGACGAAGGTACTGGATATAGATCACGCCACAACAGCGTCAAAACAAACATCCCGTACTTATACAAAGACCATGACTCTGGCTCCGGGGAGATATTCCTTATCCGTACAGTCCTTCAACGAAGCATCAAAGTGGGATTTGGATCACTGGTCAACGCATCCGGATTACAGCCAAGACCCAGGGTCGCTGCCGGTTTTGATATCGTCATGGACAACGACCACTGTATATTTTGATGTTGAGGACCCGAATCACCCGAATCCAAAGGGAAAAATCGTAAGATGGGAACCAGCCACAGAGGTAATTACCACACAGAGTTCGACTGGCGGCTATCTGTGGGTATGGCGAACGGACAATCTTGAGGGATACCGGTATGCTTTCGACTCCGGAATCGGAAGAAGCAAGAAAGCGCCAGATGATGAGAATATTGAAACGAACTATTTTGATTGGTATCGATATCAGAACCATTCGGACTATTACTTCACGGCTTCGCAGTTGGCAACGGCGATTACGACGACCAGAACACTTTATCCGGGGCTGAGGTATGATTTTACGCATATTGTTTACGGTGCGTATGGGCTGGACAATGATGCGCTTCTGGAACTGGATAGAACAAGTGGGTATTTCGTAACGGCATATGATCCGGAATTAAAGCCAGAAGCAACGATCGGGTTGAACATTCAAGCTGTAACTTCTGATCGTGTTGATATTATATACAACATCGCTCCGGGAAACGAATATACTGCGCATCACTGGTATGGATGCACGATATATATATCGACTTCGCCAGATGTGTCACCGACAAACTATCAGAACCGGGTATACGTTTCAGCAAAGCAGTTTAATGGAACATCGGAAATACATGATTACCGGAGTGTTAGTGGCTTAGAAGCAAATACCACCTATTATTTCATGGCTACGGTGCAGTTTATCCCGTACGTCAGCTCGACGTTCCCTTATCAGGACTGGGAGACGGTCTATGCCTATAATGACATCGGGGTATCGTCTATCACAGTATCTTCGACGACTCTAGAAGGCGTAAGTATCGTTGGAAGGATTTTGAAGTGGTCATGGAGCTGTGAATCTGGATCGTGGAACGCCACCGCTGAAATGAATGTCGAGCGGGAGGCGTATAAAGCGCTTTTAACAAGGGCAAATTCGGCGCTTACAGCCAGAGAATATGATTCCAATGGAAATGTCACTTTTCTGATTCCGGCGAGAGCGGTTGCAGAGTTTTCATACCATGTATGGAACGATTTGGTATCGTGGATACTTTCGGTGTCAAAGTACCTTGATGAACGGGGTGAATTTTTCCCGAATACCCGTGTCCAATTTCTGCAACAAAAAGCAGAGTTGGATGGTGTGCGTATGACATCCGACGACAGAATGCTGACTGCGTACAGATACTGCTATCTGGTCAGGGGATTGGTACGGGTGCTGAAAGCCTGCGGATATCCGGAAAGCCTGTGGTCTGAAATTGGTACTCGCAAATGGACAGTGCAGTATGACAGCTATTCCCATTTTGTTTATGGAGTTGGGGATGTGGCTCAGGGGATGGAGGCTGCTACTCAGGTGCGAGCGGATCATTTTCTACTTCTGGCGCATGATCTTAACGAAGCGATTGACTACTGGTATGACAACCAGTAAACAGAGAATAGAAATCTGAGAAAGGCGAGTTATGCAGAGGAAATACGCGAAACTGGATATCGTTCCGGGGGGAGAACCACAACATTTTTATATCAGCCAAAACGATGAACGAAGCCGTCACCTGGTATTCAGCCTGTTCGCCAGCGAAGGAACTTTTGAACTGCCGCAGGGGACAACCGCCACGCTGGAAGGCTTGAAACCGGACGGAACAGAACTGAAGATCAGCGGAAGTCTGAACGGAATCGGCGTTACTTTTGACCTGCCGGAATCTGCGGCAGACATAGCCGGAGAGCTGCCGTGCAATGTGGTTCTGAAATCCGGTGAAAAACGTTTATACACCGAACTGTTTATGTTAATCGTAGACCCGGACATAGAGGAGGAATAGTGTGTACACAAGAAGAATTAAACTGGACGTAACACCAGGCGGCGAACCGAAAGTCGTACACGTCAGCCAGTATGACGCGGATAGCCGCACACTGGAGTTTGAATTATATTCCTCGGGAGCAGAATTCACTTTGCCTTCCGGAGCGACAGTGGAAATCAACGGCACGAAACCGGATGGGAATGGCTTTTCATATAACGCCAGCCTGGCGGACAATGTCGTAACAGCAGGGTTGACAGAACAGATGGCGGCGGTAGCCGGGAAAGTACCGTGCAAAATTATCATTAAAAAGAATGATAAAAAACTGCTGACAGAAAAATTCATCCTGTCTGTAGATCGCGCAGCCCTGGATAAAGACACGCTGCTTTCCGGATCAGAAATCCGGGAGCTGGTGGATGTGATTGACCGGACTGATGAACTCCTTACCGCAGCACAGGAAGTAACAGAGGCAGTGGATACGGTTACAGCAGCACAGACGGCAGCAGAGACAGCGGCAACGAATGCGATCAGTGCGAAAACAGCGGCGGAAACCGCACAGGAGGCAGCAGAAACTGCAGCAGCTGCTATTGCGGAAACAAAGAGAGAGATTGACGATGAAGCAGAAACGATCACGACGCAGAGGAATGCGGCGCTGACAGCGATCCGGAATGCGAAGGATAACGCAGTCGGTGTTGTCGATGATAAAGCGCAGGATGTCGCGCAGATGAAATCCAATGCGGAAGCGATCGCGGCGCAGGCGCTGGCCACCGCAAACAATCTCGGAAATGAATTTGCGGATGTAGAGGCTTCCGCGGAACAGCTGCGAAAAGCAGTTGTCAGTATGCAGCTGCTTCTGAATGAAAAGGTAGATGGCGGTTATGCGGATTCTCAGGGATATTTGCATCTGACAGCAAACGGAGATGATGTCGGGAGTAAGATCGGACCGTTCGCGGGAGGTTCCGGAGGTGGAGGCGCGTCTGGAGGAAATAACGCAGAGTTTACCGCGAGAAACGCGACTGGCTGGATCAGCACAACGATTGCGGAAGGTGACAACTGTGAAGTTAAAATTGAATGGTCGTCTATCGAAGAAAGTTTACCGACAGGAAAAGGTGTACTGAGAGTATATGTTGGCGGAGCGGTGAAAGCATCGCCAGAAGTGGATCAGGGGATTGTGTCTTTTGATGTATCGAAATACCTGTCTGTCGGGTCCAATCTGGTGACATTCAACATTGCGGATATTTACGGGAATAACCGGAGCTTCAATGTATCGGTCGCGGTGGAAATCCTGACAATTACATCAACCTTCGATAATACAACTCAGTATGAAGGGCCGATCCTGTTTCCGTACACGCCACAGGGGGCTCTTAGTAAAACCATATATTTCTATCTGGATGGAAACCTGTTGGATACTTATTCGACATCTGTATCCAACCGGCAGCTGACCTACACGATTCCACAGCAGACCCACGGGATGCACTCCCTGAGATGCTATTTTGAATGTGAAATTAACAATCGCGTGGTTCGGTCGAATGAACTGTATTATGAGATCACCTGCATCGAGCCGTTGAACAATGAAACGATCATTACCAGCTCCTATAACAAAAACACTGTTGATCAGTACACGACGATCCAGCTGCCGTTTACGGTATACAATCGTTCAAGTATGACGGTAGAGGTTAAGATCTACGCTGGAGAAACATTGCTGACGACACAGACAGTGGATCGGACAGAACAGTCCTATTCCTACCGTGCGAACGACGCGGGTACGTTGACACTGAGGATTGTCAGTGGCACGGCGGAAAAGACATTTACCATTACAGTTACACCGTCAGAGATTGATGTGGAAGCGGAAACGGACAGCCTGGCACTGTACCTGTCTGCGGAAGGACGGAGCAACAACGAAGCAAACCCGGGGACGTGGGAATATGGAAATATCTCCGCGACATTCACGGGCTTTAATTTTGCGTCCGATGGCTGGCAGACAGATGACGATGGCATTACTGTCCTGAGGGTATCCGGAGATGCCAGGGTAAACATCCCGTATCAGCCATTCGCCAGCGATTTCCGCTCAACAGGGAAAACGATCGAACTGGAGTTTGCGACAAGGAACGTTTTAAACTATGACACTCCCATTTTGTCATGCATGTCCGGAGGTCGTGGGGTCACACTGACAGCGCAGCAGGCGACACTGACATCAGAACAGTCTTCAATCAGTGCGCAGTACAAAGAAGAGGAACACATCCGGATTTCGTTTGTTGCAGAAAAGAGAACTGAAAACCGCCTGCTGCATATCTACATCAACGGAATTTCATCCGGCGTTGTACAATATCCGGCAGATGATGATTTTGCGCAGGTTACACCGGTAAATATCTCTGTTGGCGCGAATGACTGCACGATTGATCTGTATTGTATACGCGTTTATGACAATGATCTGACTCGTTATCAGATCCTGGACAACTGGATCGCGGATACACAGGTCGGTGCGGAAATGCTGGCAAGATATTCTCGCAACAACGTATATGATGAATACGGCAATATCGTTATTGCGAAACTGCCGTCTGATCTGCCGTATATGATTCTGGAAGCGGATGAACTGCCGCAATACAAGGGTGATAAGAAGACGATCAGTGTATCTTATGTCGATCCGGTTTATCCGACAAAATCCTTTACTGCAACGGGCGTACAGGCAAACGTCCAGGGAACGAGTTCCGCAACGTATGCCAGGAAAAACTATGATCTGCAGTTCAAGGCCGGGTTTGAAACACGATCTGGGCATGAAGATAACTATGAACTTCGTAGCGGCGTGATACCGTTTAACCGGTATGTCCTGAAAGCCGACGTTGCGTCCTCGGAGGGTGCAAATAACGTTGAACTGGTCAGGCTGTACAACGATATCTGTCCATATAAAACGCCGGAGATGCAGGCAGATTCCCGGGTACGCTGGGGTATTGACGGATTCCCAATTGTTGTTTTCTGGCACGACACTGTTACAGATACGGTGAAATTCCACGGGAAATATAATTTCAATCTGCCGAAACGCGCACCGGAACCGTATGGCTATTCCGGAGATATGGAATCATGGGAGTTCCAAAATAATACTAGCAATCTCATGCTTTTTAAATCGGACTTCTTTGATGAAACCATGTACACCGATCCGGATACCGGCGATACAAAGGAATTGTGGCGTTACGACTATGAAGCAAGGTTCCCAAGTGATGAATGGACGGATTATACAAAGCTTCAGGAATTCCAGTCATTTATCGTATCCACGGACAGGGAACAGGCAACGAATGATGCACTGGAAAATCCGGCAACCTACGGCGGAGCGACATACACGACGGATACGGCTGATTATCGTCTGGCAAAATTCAAAGCAGAATTTGGCAATTATGCAGAGGTGGATTCTTTCATCTTCTACTATATCTTTACGGAACTTTATCTGATGGTAGACTCGCGTGCGAAGAATCTGTTTATCGGCTTCAATGGATCGGCCACTGATCCGATGCTGGTTGAACACATTGACCGAAAAGCAGTGGCGCAGCCGTATGATATGGATACTGCCCTGGGCACAAACAATGAAGGATCCCTGATGTTCGGCTACAGCCTGGAGGATACTGACCATCTCGCGGGCGGAGCGAATGTTTTTAATGGACAGGATTCGGTACTCTGGTGCAATCTCAGGGATTCATACGGCACGGAAATTGTCAGGATGTATCAGATATTACGTTCCTCTGGTGGCTTGTCCTACGCGGAAACGGAAAGGCGCTATGAAGAACACCAGACGAAATGGCCGGAAGCGGTGTGGAATGAAGATATCTGGTATAAATATATCTGCCCGCTGATCGCCCCGGATCCTGGCAAGGAAGCGACAGCCGTTTATCTGCCGATGGATCAGGGCAGCAAAGAAGAACAGCGGAAGTGGTGGCTGATCAATCGTTTCAAATATAAAGACAGCAAATGGAATG